CAAATGTGTTGTATATCTTCCGTTGATAACAATACCTTCGGGAATTTGACCATTTGTTTTGTCTGTAAATTCTATGTCTGACCACCATCGCTTTGTTTCTTTTTTTACAATGTAATCTTTAGGAATTGCCGGGAAAGAAATCAATGTATCCCCATTTTCATCATAATATTCAAATTTTAGGGAGTAACCTGGTTCCATATCAAATGGTCCTCTTGCCTGTAGGTCGTCTAAATTTTCACGACCAACCCAAGAATCGAGTCCTTCAGGATTTCCGGAATTGATTGTTCTTGGATCATAATATCCGATTTCTTTATTGAACGCCTGGACCACATCTTGATGGAACGAACTATCGGAAACACCTGGAGATCGTTCTAATATATAATTTGGAGCAGTTCCTGTCGGAAAATGAGCTTCTGGGTTAGTTCCTGATTCATGTACTAAACGTTCATATCGATTTTTTGTGGCAAATAATTTAGGCCAGCCATCTTCAAGTGCTTTGTCTTCAAAAACATCATAAGAAAATGGAGAAGGTTGGATTTGTCCATACTTTTCAACTTCTCGATTATAATCATATACAATTTTGAATGAATTTTCCTGTTCTACTGCGGGTGCATTTGGGTCAGCAAATGGATTGTTCAATGGAGTACAAACTAATGAACCATCTGTTGATTTGAAATAAAATGGAATTGAATGGTCACGAATATTGTAACTACCGGATGAACCATTCTTCTTGTCAGTTATTTTATAACCAACTGTCGGTTCATACGTAACCTGATAATTCCAAGATTCATTTCCGTATCCTTCATAGGTTCGAATTGATACTGGAGATGCATCGTCCATTGCACCTTCTTTATATGCTATTTCATTTCGATGATATTTTTGTGGATCAACATACCATTTTTTGAATGTAGGACTATAATAGAATTCATTGAGTATTTGGCCACTCCAAGATGAAGGAGGTTCGATTGTATTTTTCCCTTTTCCATTTGGCTGTAAATCTTCATATTCGGAACTAACAACCGCATATAATGCAACCTTTGCACTATTGTCATCAAATCTTCGGAAGACCACTTGAATGCGATGGTCAAAATCATTGATGTCAATTTGTTTTGTTGACGCATTATCATGAGGTCCATCATTTGGAACTAGATGAGTATCAATTCTTCCTTCAGGATAAGCCATAATCAAATTAGGATCGGCACTAACCACAGTCTTTGGCATTAGTGGTGAATACAAGCTTGGCAAATCTTTAGCAATAGTGTAATCATCAATTCCAATTCGATCTTTTGAATCTTTGATCATATTCACAGGGACATCTTTAGTCGTATTTCTTGCTATCCATGTATTTGAATATGGTTCATAATCATCAACTGAAACTAAATACAAACTACCTTCATCTCTTTGAGAGCCATCAGCATTGTATGCCTTAAAATCTACAGGTACGTTATCACTTACACTCATTGAACTAAAGCCACTATCATGAATCATATATTCATCGGGATTAACTAACCAATTTTTTGATGTTGATTGGTCGTAATAATAACGATTTATAAGTTCAGGTGCTACTGTAGGATTTGAATTTTCAAAGAATGATAAGCTAAATTGACCGGGTTCTTGATAAACTTGCATTTCAACTAACAAACTCTTCAAAGTCATTATTGCACTTTTTTCTATTGGTGCTAAATTGACAATTGATTTTAGATTTGTTGTATCAATTCTTTGGAAGTTAGTGAGAACGGGAGCAGTGTTAGCACTTACTTGTTCTTGTGTAAATGGTCGAATCAAAGGAGATGCGCCATTTGGTGTCTCTTCATTATAGAACATCCATTTTGCTTTCCTAAGTTCTTCAACTGGCACAACAGTTATTTCATTGAGTAGCTTTAGATTATACGCTGGACTATTATACTCATTACCACAAATTATCATTCCTCTTGCAGATTCTCTCTTGTCCGAATCACCTGTACTTTTTCCTAGCCTTTTGGCAAGAGCTTCCAAGAGAACAATATCTGTTTTTATATTGACAGAACTGGATGTTGAAATTATATTATAATGTTTGTATAGGCTTGGATCTACATACCAATCCCAATCAATGTGATAGAAATGAACAAAAGATGGTTGGTCTCCATTTGAAAATTCTACGATAAAACTTCCATCTTCTTCTAACCACGCTTTCACAAAAAGTGATCCATTAATGATCATATCACCACCGTCAGTCGATTCTAAGTCACTTACTTTTTGAAGACCGAGTTCTGCAATTTTTGGTCGAAGTGAATTTAGAGGTTGAGAAGAAGGCTGTAAAGGAGCCGGAGCAATTGGCTTCGGTGCTTCTTTTGGAGAAACTACTGTTTTTGAAAGCTTTTCTTTCTCTTCGGATGATAATTCAGTTGTGATATCCTTTGCGGCAACACCTAGCTTGATCTGTTCTAATTTATGTGCTGCTCTCCCACCAATCACCTCCAAATCAGATTTTGGAATTGGAATTCTTGAAGCCGGAGCACTTTGTTGTAGTGTTGACTTTAGGTTAGGTAATAAATTGATATCATCATTTGCAAGAATACCAGCTTTGACTGAACTAATCTTTGCTTCAATTTCTCGACGAATTGGGGGAGTAGAAGTGATATTTGCTGTTGAAGTCCCAACAGAAGCCATCAATTCATCATACATGGTTGCAATGAATTGAAGGCTTTCCATCATTTTAAGTTGGAAGAATAATCGTAACATGAAAGACCTTTTTTGCAAAAAAAGATTATAAAATAAAATTCTTTCATGTATTTAGTTTTTTATTGTGTCTCAAACTCCGGTTGAACCAAATCCTCCAGTTCTCGTTTCTGTTGAAGGACAAGTTGCAGTTTCTTCAATTACAGTCTGAACATTTTTTACAAGTTCACCTTGACAGATTCTTGTCTTATTATATAAGCGATAGGGAACATCTGAGATATTTTTGACTACAACAAATGTTTCATGAACATAATCTGAGTCAATCACAGCCTCTTGGTTTACTAAGACAATTCCATTCTTGAGTGCAAGCCCAGAGCGAGAATGTAGACGAACACTATAACCCGCAGGAATGTCAAAAATCAATCCCGTTGGAATCATTGCTCGAATGCCACGATAAATGGTCACAAATTCTCGATCTTGGGAATCTACTTCAATTTCTAATTTTTTCTTATCTTCTGAATAGGAATGGTAGACATCAATTGTGACACGTTCGAGGACATCAAACATGCAATGCAAATCAAAACAAGCGGAGCCGGGTGTTGCAAAAAATGGAGCAGGTGCGTCTTTATGAAGACGATAAAAGGATAAGATTTCAGTCATTAGATTCATCTCAAAAATATAAAAATAAAAAAAGGGAGAGAAAAAATCTCTCCCGGTTTCAAATCAAACGTTATCAATCACAGCATTTTGTCCGTTGAGAGTTCCGTCTGGCAGAACTGTATATTCAGGAACGCCTGCATTTGCACCAGTACCTTCAAATGCCATTGACTTGAAGTGTGTGCCATTTGCAGTATTTGAATTCATCTGTGCAGTGAAATATACATTTGTTGATGCATGGTCAAGACCATCCATAATCATGAACCTTCGATTATTTTCTGCCGGATTCGTTGAACCTGTGCTAAGAACATGAACAGTATAATTTACAGCAGGGTCAACAATCAAACTTCCCATTCGAAATTTACTTCCAATGTCACGTGTAGCAGTACCATCTTCATAGATGTGGAAATAATCAGTACCATCAATCAACTTGACATAGAATGGATTTGGTAAGTAAGTAGCAATCTTTGTATTTGCAGATTCGATTGATAGTTCTGGATAATCAGCTTTCAATTGATTCAAAGTTGTTTGTTGTGTTGCTAACAATGTATTTGCTGCAACGATTTGGTCTGCAAATCCTTGCACTGTTGTTGTTGAGTATGTTGATGCAGGAAATGCAGTGCGATAATTTGTTCGATAAAGTGCGGTCGGACCAAAAAAGTCTGCAGTCATCGTTGTGATTGTTGACGAAGTTGTAGTCGATTCGCTATAGCCATCACGAATTGAATCATAAAGATTGCTTAGTCGTAATCGACTTGCTGCCATGTCTGTAGGATTGCCCGCCTGAGAACCAATCGTTTCATTGATTTCATCGGTGGCGCCAAAAAGATATTCACTTTGATCTCGCAAGTCTGCCGCCAACTGAGTAATTTGTGAACGAACTGTGATGGTTGAACTTTCGATATCATCAAACATTGAATTGACAACATTTGCACTTACTGAAGATGAAATAACATTTGCGTTTTCTAAATCAATAAGACCATTGATTACTGTTGCCAATTTGATTGGCTTCAGTAATGCGTCTGAGATTTCTGCTGCAGATACTGTGAGCATTTTGATTTTCCTTATATTAGATTCTGAAATAATTGCTTTGTCTCATTGACAAAATATGTATAGTTACCTTCTGTCATTTGTTCGTATTGTCCTAAATCATACACCCAACCATTTGGATTTGTTGTGTCGAGCATTTGTTTATAATAGTCCAATACATAAGTGAGTTTGTAAATATTTATCACTTCAGTTGTAACATCGTAATAACGATAAATTTCAAAATCATCAATATTTGTTTGTGTCAAACCATTTGTTGCAAGATTATTCGCATAGTTCTGCACATCTGAAAGTTGTCCAGCTAAAATGGATTTTCTTTGATTGATCAAGGTTTGCGTCTGAACTTCAAATTGCCAAAACAGATTGTTATATACTTCATTTGATAGGAGCACAGCAATCAAATCAACATTTTGCAATAATCCATTTTGCTTCTCTTGATAAAGAAGCCTCATCACATTTCCAAATAATTCAATGCTATTCGAAAATTGTTCAAAAGTCATGTTTGTTTTCTTTGAATTGGGCGAAAAGAGTCCGCCCAAATAGTTTTAGTTTTTTGATCCGACTTGATATTTTGCAACAAGTTCCCAGTTTTCTCGATCCTTGTGAGGAATAATTTTGATTTGAGAAATTGGAACTGTAGGTTCTGCAACCGATTCCAAATCATTTATACTCACCAAATTCCAATCGTGCAATAATTTAGCAATTGTATTTCTTCTTGCTAAATCTGATTCATTGAAATTGCTTTCCTTTCCATCTAATTTGAATAATTCTTTAAATGAGAGAATCACATATCGTCCACGTTTATGTAAGATATGACATGATTGATATAATTTACGTTCTTTTTTTGAAGCAATTCCAATTCGAGTGAGCGTTTCACGGACTTTTAGAAAATCATCTTGGCTTTTCAGAGTCACTTCTACACCAACCCCACGAAAAATATCTTCATTTTGCACTTCATTTTCCATAATTTTTGATCTCCAATAATAAGTAATAAAATAAAATAACTATTCATTTTATTTATATTTTTTCATTTTTCTGTGATGCCGATGGTCAAGTAATCATGTATTTCTTTCAGATCATCTTCACTCAGTAGAGATAAAATTTCTTGTGCCTTTTTTCTCGAAATTTGAAAATATTCCACAAGGTCATCTAAAACATTATGATCTTTCTTTAGCCATTCGGCAAATCTTTTCGATTTACGAACAGTATGGTAGTAGTAGTCATATTCCAGTTTTGTTGAAAGAGAAGGATATAGATTGATTTCATTGACAATCATAATACAATCCAAACTTCCAGCAAGAGCCTTCGAAACAATATAAGGAGAATAATCTTCTAATTCATCTCCAAGATATTCGGATTTAGTATTGATTGATTTTACATAATCAAATACATTTCGACTCTTTTTTGGTGGAAGTTCATATTCCTGTTCTTCAACAATTTCTTCACCGAATAAATTTTTCATATGACTTTCTCACTTAAATGCAATTGGTAATTGCATAAGTTCAACCATACATGCTAATGTATGTATTTCAGCATCAACAGCAAATGAGGACTCAAATCCATATCGAGAGAGGATCAAAATAATTTCTGGAATGGAAGAAGGTTCAGCGACATTCATCAATTCATTGTAGAGTTCACGATAAAGTTCTTGTTCTGAGCCATGCCATGTTTCTAAAATGAACTTGCGAATTTCTTGAAACTTTCTTGTTTCGATTGCTTCAACAAGAACTTCAATACGATTATTTTGAATGTTCGCCAAAATCTTTGATGATAATTCACCAGATGCAGAATATCTTTGAAGTTCATTGATGCATCGACGAAAATCAGGAAACTTATGAACGATTACATGCTGAATCAATTTTCGGTCGTAAGTGATTTCTTCAGCATCAAGAATTGAACAGATGCGGTCAAAGAAGTTTTTTGCCAGTAATGGTCTTTCTGACTTAGGAAAATGGAATTCAATTACAGCGCAACGAGACTGCAGTGGTTGAATGATTCTTTGTAAAGAGTTACAGGTCATCACAAAAGCACAATTTGATGAAAATTTTTCAAAAAAGTTTCGAAGTGCATTCTGATTGAGTTCTGGTAATTGGTCAGACTCATCAAGAATCAAGAGCTTTCTTTTTCCATCAAGAGATTTTGTGCTACAATACTGTGACATCTTGGTGCGAATCACATCAATACTTCTTTCTTCAGATGCATTGATGATCATTGCTTCAACACCAAGTTCATCTGCCATTGCCATTGCTGCAGATGTTTTGCCTGTACCACCACTTTGAGAATGAAAGATGAAATTGGGTAGGTCGCCCTGTTCAATGAATGAACGTAGAGTCTCTTTGATGTCTTCAGGAAGAATCAAATCATTGATATTGTTTGGACGATATTTTTGAGACCATAGGAATTCTGTTTTCTTTTTCATAACTAAACCTCATAATCATAATATTGTAAAGGGGGGAGTTGGTGCTATTATAGCAAAATAGCACCAAAAGGTCAAGTCAATCTTTGAAGAAAGATGAGGAATTATAAGAGCCTCGCTCACCAGAACGGAGAGCGGCCTTGGTGTTTGCAATCGTGAACTCATGTCCAGCGATTTTCTTTTTGATCTTCTTGACCTGATCCTGGTCCTTCTCTTCTTTCAAAGAGGATTGATAATTCGCAACTGTCTGCTCAAGTCGCTCGATTGCAGACTTTTGGCGAATTTGCTTCTTCAAATCCATAAAGCTCCTTAGTTTGAGTTAAAAATGGAGTCATACACATAGAATGTATCCTCGTTCTTTGCTCGTTCTTCGGCTACGTTTTGCTTGTGATAGGTTTTTGCAACCTTGTTGAGTGTTGCTTTTGGAATGCCATATTGTTTTGATAAGTCATCAACAGCATCCTTGATAAAATCCTTTTCGCCATCGATTCTTGTCATCGAGTCCGAAACTTCTTTGAGAACTCGTCGAATGGCAAGTTTGTCTTCTTCGCTTGACGGAAGAGTCACAGAGGAAATAGCAGGTGCGTTGCTCATAATTTCTCCTTTTTAATAATATCAGTCATTGCAATAAATTTATAAACATAATTTCTCGTTTCACGTGGCAAGTGAAGATAGTCAATGTTGATTGTGCGATGTTTGTTGATTTGCTCACGGAGTCTTGTTGGTCCGAGATTATAGGCCGCAAGAACAAGCTCCCAGGTTGGAAACCTTTCTTTGAGAAAAAGAATATATTTTGCAGCCGCATGAGTTGAACGTTTCCAATTGTAACGTTCATCTTCTTCCCAACCACCGGACATCTTTTGAATCTTCATGTCAAGGTGTCTTGCAGTAATACGATTGATTTGCCACATTCCCACTGCTCTTGCAATCGAAACTGCTTGAGGATCAAAACAACTTTCAATTACCGGAATGAGAGAGAATGTATTTGGTATATTATAACTCTCAAGAGTTGGAACAATATACGAAAAATATCCCATTTTCTTTGCTACATCTAGACATTGATTCACATGACCATTGAAAAAATTACTTGTAGCATAATGGTGAATTCTTTGTTCGGTGAGCAAATCTCGCTCAAACTCTTTTTTTGCTCCTTTACTTTTTAGGTGAATTTTGACGAAATCAAAATATTCTCTTTGCCTGACACGAATTGGAATCCTGATTTCGTCTTTTTTTGGTTCTGAAATAACGGGTGTTGGTTTTTCTGTGATGTAAAAAAATTCAACGTCTTCTGGATTGACTTGAATATGTGATTCTGTTTCAATCGGAATTGATACAATCAAAACAATAAGAAATAAAATTCTAACTTTATATTGCGAGTGACGAAGCCGACGGAACACTGAGGTCAATACCAGAAACTTGCTGTAAATATAATTTTTCAATTTCAGCTTTGACTTTTGAGATTGCGGTAATTGAGGAACCAATTAGAGTTACTTGGTCGTCCTCTGCAGCTACCATCCAGGGCATTGCTCCAATGCCCTGTGGTGTGAATTGTAACATCATTGGATTACGAATCAAAACAGTATTTATTCGATTATAATTTACAATCTCATCTGCAGTTCTTGCAATAATTTCCTCACCAGAAGTCAATTTAAACAAATAGATATTATTCATTTCACTCATCAGAAAGAGTTACATCTTCATCGAGAGCCGAGAAGAAAGTGTAGTCACGATTCTCGGATACAAATCTACCAAGATTCGGACTGTAAATGTCAACACGATAATCATCACCCAACATCTTCAATCTTCCGACAGAGAAGACAACACGAAATTCAAAGTTATCAGCAACAGTCTGATCTAACTTGCGTCGATGTTTTTCTGTACTTGGATTTTCAATGTCTTCTGAAACCATAAAGATTTCTTTACCATCACTCTCGAATGTCAGATTCGGAAAGGTATTGATTGCTGCAGACTTCTTGCCATAGGCAAGCATATCTTCTGACAAGTAGAAAGAAATCACTGGATCATTTTTTGGTTTGCTGTTTGCTGGTGGAACACGAATGACCTCAATCGGTGCTGCTCTCAAATTTTGAGATGTTTTTTCTGAACGAATGATCAAATGATTTTCATTTGAAGGAAATTCAATCTCAACATCACCAGTCGAAGCTACCAAATCATAGACTGAAATGAAATGATTCAAATCGAATAGAGGAAATTCTTTTGGAAAGTCAGCTTCGAATCCAGCATAAGCAATCATGCTTTGTGAATTTGAAGATGTTCCTTGTTGCTGACCTGGACGAAACAAGATTGACTGATTGATTGCTGCAAAGTTGGAAAGTAATAGCAAATCAGATTTCGATAACTGCATAATTTCTACCTCGTTTTTGTAATTTCAATTGTAACACCAGCAAACCCATATGAAATCTTATAGGTGTTGAACCGGTTATCATTTATAAAACCATAATCAGAAAATTTGAAAATTATATATTCTTGGTCTTCATAGTATCCATAGATTGCATTGTCGGCATAATCAATACCAAGATTATACATTCTTTCAAACATGTAGGGAGAAGACCGCACTGGCTCCTCAAGCTCATGCGAACCTATATGTAATATCATAGCAAATTCAAGGTCATTTGTCAAGGTAAATCTGAGAGGATTTCGAGAAAAATCCTCTCAGGTCAAAAATCAACTTGCTTCTTTA